AACAGAAATAACCTGTACCATTTTTTAAGCACCACACGAGCCTCCATGTCCACTGATGGCACAGATGTCATGTGCTTCTATAGACTCTTCAAACTCTTCTCCAAGTTTGTCAACGGCTTCTGAATATGCGACTTTTGTGAGAGGTTGCCCACCACGAGAACCGTTAGGATAAGCAGTGAAGCCCCGTAGATCAGAAGCATATCGGGATAATGTTTCCGTAAATGCTGCCACTGTTTCTTCATTGTTTAATTTACTCCCCCATTCCGGTAAATTAATTGTAGAACTAATAGACATGTCAACATAACGCTGTACGTCAGCTTGAAATTTAATTCTTCTTTCATAATCTTCAGCTAGATCTATTGTTGTTTCTATAGAGTCTGGATCAATTCCATAAATTTTAATGATTTCGGCAGCGGCTGCATCAACTACATACTGATAGTGCCATCTGTTACCACCTTTAAGATACCTTCTTTTATAAGCTACCGCAAATATAGGTTCAATTCCAGTACTTGTTCCAGCAAGGATTCCAATAGAACCTGTTGGAGCTATTGCCCTATTTGCAACAGGACGACTGAGATCAAGTTGATCTGCAAAATCCTTTGAAACTTTATCACTAACGCCTTTATACAGAGCCAACCAGTTATGAAGTTCAGGAACAACTTCGTACCTATATCCTTTTTTAAGAAGCCATTCATGTATCCCCATCAAACCTAAACCAAGACGACGGTTCTTTTGTCGTACGTCATAGATCTTTTCATAAGGAAGCTTGGCTTTAAGAGTACCACATATAAGAAACTTTGTCGCAAGTTCCACCACGGTAGAAAGTTCTTCAATAGAATCTATACGACCTAAGTTAATACTACCAAGATTACATACATCACTGTCGTCAGAACTGCTAACTTCAGTACAGGCATTACGAAGTGTTTCTTTTTCTTTGTCAAAGAAATTAAAACTGAATCCCGGCTCTCCGGTAGATAAAGCTTGACGTACATTCTCGCTGAATACAGCACCAACATCTCCTGTTTTCCAATAGTTAAGTAACCATTCCGTATCATAATTGACAGAGATGTTTGTCATGTCAAGTGGACACGGAAAGTTAAAATTCTTTTTCTTTAAGTCTCCCATTGTAATAAGATCACCATCTTCATTACTACCACAAACATCCATGTCGTCCCAATTCTTTGAAACAAGGAACTCATCTATGTCTTTGTGTTGCCAATTCAAGCTGGCATATATAGCAGACCTTCGACTACCACCTTGCATAACACGTCTGCCTATTTCATTTATCATTTGCATCTTTGGAATAGGCCCAGATGCAACACCACCTGTACCACGTAAGATCTCACCAGATCCACGATACACTGAATAATCTACTCCGATACCACCTCCTGTCAGAAGACAGCTTTCAGATTTCCAACTTAGATTAGCCCAATCTTCACGAGTATCTTCTTCTGCTTTGAGAAGGAAACAATTATTAAAGAATTTGTTATCCCTTCCCGCATAGTAAAGATATCTTCCACCGGGAATAAATTTAAGACTACTTATAATATTAGAAAGTTCGTTAATGTCATCTTCACTAATAAGATTTTCACATACATCAAATGCAAGAGTACGTGCCAAATCTGTCCACGTTTCGCATCCTTCATGCTGATATTTGTCTTTGAAAATAGTTTCGCTAAGATGTGAACGAAACATAGAGTTCTCATTACTAGGCCACGTAGACATAATAGTACTCTCCTTTAGGTGTTTATTTACGAAAGGTTGTAAAGATTTTGTGCTAAGTTACTTCTTACAACCCAGATGTGATCATTACCTAACTTCTCTTTCTCACACCAGATCTGAAAATCAGTGTGATTATAGCTCCTCCAATGCCGTTTAATATTATTAACCAATATCATAGCGTTGCGCTTAGATGCCATGTAATCGTGCTTTGGATTAGGAGTCTTCCGACGTTGAGCCATAATGTTCTTTTGCCTTTATTATCAATAGGTTAAGGTAATACTGTGCTTTTTCGAGATCTTCTACGGGACTGTCTTTATACTTGTAACGCCACATGTATTTTAGTGTATTACCTTTAAGATAACCACGAAACTCCTCTTCATCCATGCTCGCTTCGATGGCATAAATAGCTTCAATATTCTTACGATTGTAGTGAGGCGGATTGTTTACAGGATCGTTTTTCATTTAAGCTTAAACAAAATTGTTTTTGATCCTTTACCTGACGGAAAGGTAAAGATCTGTTCAGCCATTGGATCAGCCGTTGTTGCTCCTACGTAGTTCCACTCCGCGCCATCAGCCGTTTGTTGTTGAACCTTTTCAAAGTATGTAGATTTATCTGAAACAAAAAGCAACGACGAAATTATAGTAAATGCAATAAACATAAATACTCCATTGTTTTAATGTAAAGTGTGTATAGATTCTCTTAACTTTGGTAAAGAATCTTTAACGTTGTCTAAGATCATAACAATATCTTCATCTTTTTTGTACATTGCCGTGTATAGTCGAACTGCAATAGCAAGTAGTGTACCGGAAGTCATTAACAAAGAGTTAGGGTTGTTGGGTTTAATATGAGGATCAATTAGCTTATATATTTTACTGTATAAATCCTTTTGATCTTCAGTTAATTCAAATACAGATTCTTTTTCAGTCATGTTTTTGTGGAGTTTAACAGAATATTTATTCTTCTGTAAGTAAACTCTCTTTCTCCTTCCATTATTAAGTTAAAATGTTTTCTTGCGTAAGTAGGATTAATCCCTGCTAGTTCACAGATAGGTTCAAATGTAGATGCCGTAACACATTCGGGTTGGCTAAACCATTTGACAGCGCAGTTACGATTTGCAACGGATGACCGTGGTTCTCCTTCGTACTCCGGTTTAGTTGCGTCCAAAAGAGACTGAAGAAAGACAGCAATGAACATGACCCGTTCAGGATTTGTTTGTTGTAATTCTTCTTGTTCTTCATTAAAAATATACTCACTAGAAAATAAATTCCAAGAATTTCCTTTTTCAGCTACAGATACTTCAGATAGGTGCGTAAGCCCCATATCTACTGAGGTAGAGACGGTGGTCAACTTCTCTCTTGTCTCTGTCTTTAAGTTTACTCTTTTCTTCATCAACCCAGCTTTTTGGTACAGTCTCTCTTGCCCACATAAATTTATGTTTAGTAGCCCAATCTCCTAATGTAGTAGGGCTTCTCTTTTTTATTCTAACGTCAGCATCCATGAAAATAAAACGAATGTCAAGATTAGGATTAGAACTACGAACAAAAATCATTTTCTTACGGTCATCTAAAGGAAACCACCCTTTACATTCGATACAAATACCATTCTCTAACACAAAATCAGGAGTGTATTTTCTATATGATTCCGGTACAATATAATCTATCTTAAAAGGTTCGTACTCTGTTTTAATTTCTCTGTGAGATAAATCTTCGTAGACTCTCTCTTCAAATTTAGATCTAAAAACCGGGAGTGATTTCTTCAACATTGGGTAACTTTCCTACTGTAGTTAAGTATCTAATTCCGTTAGCGTATTTAAAACCTCTTAATCCTTTTCCTTCATTACAGTCTTCCCAGCATTCAAATTTAAATCGACAGTAGTTACACCCTGAACTAAGTTTTAGATTGCCTGACTGTCCGTCCGATACGGGTGAGTAGCATTTAGGTGGAGGTGTGTCCTGTTCAAGAGCCTTTTTTAACTCCTTTATCCTTTCTTTTGGATCAATCATTTCCATCTTATGCAAAGGCATCACGGTAACTTCACCTGATTGTTTATCGATTACAATAAAGGAAGCTTCCTGATCTTTATTTGTTTCAGCATAAGCAGATATCTGAGCTACATATCCAAACGGATCGTCACCTACAAGTCTTTGATTTTTAAATTTAGCAAATGATCTTCCTGAAGCAGATTTAAAATCAACCAGAACACCATCAACTCTTGCATCCTGATGACCTTTAATACCATCAATGTTGTGTTCAAGCTGCTGTTCTTCTACAGAATGACCTGACATTTTAAGAAGAAGAACAAGAAGTTCTTCGAGAAGATGTCCGTAAAGAAATTTAATACGTAAACTATAATCCAGTTGTTCAGGTTCGTCTACATACTTAGCCGTATACCATAACTGTCTGGCAGGTTTGCCGATAGAAGACATACGAAGAACGGTTCTAGGTTCAGTTGATACAGCTTCTTGAAAGGATGAGGTAACAGCATCTGCTACATTATCACAGAATACTTTAAGATCTTTGGGGGAAGGAGAAACCCCGTTAGACCATAAAGATTGTAAATCTTCTGGAATTGTAGACAAGGAAGTCATAATGCTGTTACCTCATATCAAGTTGGCTTACACTAGAAAATGTCTTAGTACTTTAAAACGGAATGTCGTCTTCCGGTACGTTTACGTTTTCTTCCGATGCACTATAACCGTCTTTAACAACATCAAACGTTTCATTTGATCCTGAATCAGGAGCATCGTATCTAATAAGTTCAGTAACTTGAACTGCTTCCAAGTGAAACTGACTAAACCCATTCTTAGTAGTCTTTGAAGAGAATCTAACATTAACTGTAGATCCGTTTCCAATCTTGCGGTACATTTCGTCAGCAAGTTGAATATTTTCAGAGTCAACTACAGGCGGTTTTGAATTAAGATTACCGTTGTAGTCATATCCGTATTTTTTAAGAGTAACAAACTTTTCCTTTAGTCCGGCATTATTTTTACCGGAATCAGGATCATCTGTTTTAATAGTCATACCGAGATCTTTGGCAAGTTTGATACTAGATTTATCAAGATTACCTACATCAAGAGAATAACGTTTGTCGTCAGGAGACAGATTTGTTCCCATAGGAGTGTGAAGTTTAGCCCAATATGCTTTTCCAGAAATTACTGGCATCTTATAAGTTCCTTTTCGTTTCAATAAGTTTAAATAAAAAGCAGCTACGATTTCGCCACTTTACGGTCTACGGAAAAACTTGTCAAGAAAAATCTTTCATCGCGTTCAGCTTACTTATGGGAACATTGTGACAATCCCGTGAAGCAATAAAACCGTTGTCACCATCTTGATCTCCTTTCTTTAAAAATTTGGCCTGTTTAAGATATTTTCCTTTTTCCATCCACCCTAATATCCAACAGAGTTTGTAGTCGTTATCTACTCTGGTAAAAATGTAATGGGTACATTTCTGAAAGACACTTGTACTTGCTACAGAACATTCGTAATGGTCTTTTGGTTTAGACTGACATCTTTTTGTTTTTACTTCAACTGTTTTATCTCCAAAGATTAAATCATAATCATAAGTATTGTATTTAGTACAGAAAGGATCTTCACCTAAGAAGTATAAGGTAGATATCTCCCCTAAAAATCCGGCAACATTTCCTCTTCCTTTTTCGATAGAATTTTTTAACCTTCCCATCTCAAGAGATCTTTTCTTGGCTTCCGTAATCCATTCTTTTTGAATGGGAATTTCTTCGTACTTCATTTAATGTGTCTCCGCCCAATTTAATCCAATTTTAAAGTTACTGTCTAAAGGACACTTTACATTTAAAATTTCTTCAGTGTTCTTCATAGCCTGTTTCGCAATGATACCTAATTCTTCTGCATCTTTTTTGTGTACTTCAAATTGAACTTCATCATGTATATTCGCAACAGGTCTTGCATCCAAACCTTTTTCATAAACTCCGTGCATTATATGACATAACCATTCTTTACATATAATGGCACCTGCTCCCTGTAAAAGTGCATTTAAAGTGGAATGCTGGCTTTTAATTCTTAAAAACCTACCGTCTAATCCTTGAACCATACCAGTTTTAACACCTTCGTCAATAACTTTTTCACGAAAAGAAGCAAGTCGGGGCATAGATGTAAGAAACTTTTTAATTAACTTGCCTCCTGTAGTAGGACTTTTTCCTACTATAGAACCTATCTTAGTTGGGCCAGCCCCATAAAGAAATGCATAGATAAAAGTTTTTGCCTGATCCCTATCTGTTATACCAGCAGCTTTCATGTTAGCTGTATGTACATCACCTTCCAGTATTTCCTTTGTATAATTCGGATCATCAATGTAGTGGGCCAGACAGCGTAGCTCTAACCCTGACGCATCAACTCCTACCAAACGGTAGTTGTCAACATCTTCCACTGTCCAGCATTCACGACATTCTTTTCCGTATGGTGAATAAGTTGCAGGTATTTGAGCCATGTTAGGAGAATTGTGGGACATTCGTGTAGTGATGGCACCAATTGTCATTACACGGCCATGTACCCGATCTGTTTTAGGGTTAATAGCCTCCACCCAAGATTCAATTTGAGTTATTCTTTTTCTAAGTAACATGTAAGTTCTTAATTGTTTGGCTTCGGGTAGTGTACACGAACTAAGGGTTTCTTCAGTTACTACAGGTTTTCCTGTTTTATCTGTAAAGTCAGTTGGTTTCCACCCTCTTTTAATAAGACGATCTCCAATTTGTTGCCGACTTTGAGGATTAAAAGGAATAATTTTTGTTTTAGTTTTCATTCTTTCAACAGTCGGTTCAAAGTTTTCAACTAATTCTTTCTCTAAAACAGAAGCATCTTGTGAAAGCTGACACAAAAGAAGTGAAGTTTTCTTTCTGTCTAAAAAGAACCCAGTTTCCTGTTGGATATTAATAAGCTTACGAACAGTATGTTCAAGCTGAATACAGTGTCGTGACCATCCTTTCATTTCTTTTTGCATCAAACGGTAAAGACGTTCTGTAACATTTACATCCTGTTCACAATATCTGTGAAGATAAGGAGAGTAAAATTCAAAAGAATCAGGAGTTTTTAACTTAGGAAACTCAAGAATTTCACCCCAATTTGCTAAACTGTTTCCACCTAAACGTCCAAAATTTCTAATAGGATTGTGCAATTGTGATATCAAAAGAGTGTCTACAATTTTGTTGTAAGGATATTTTATATTCCACAATCTTTCGAGTATAGGCATGTCAAATGAAATACCGTTGTGCATTATAAGTTTATCTGCTTTGTCAAGATAGTTTTGCAGATTCGTTCCACTACGAAATGAATTAACTTCTCCCGTATCAATGTTTTTACACACAACCAAATGAATACATGTCGGATCTAATCCATTGGTTTCAATGTCAAGAACAAGGTTCATTTATTAATTACACTATCAAGTAATTCAGTATCATCTACTACTGTCGGTTCTTTTTTTTCTTCTGTTTTAATTTAATACGGATCTAATTCAGTCTGTAGTCCAGTGAGACGATCATATCTAAGATAAGAAGCAGGGCCAGTATCACCACTGAACCTATTTTTTAGAACACGAACAAGAGTAGTGTTACGTACCAGTTCGTCTTCATTCTGTGAGTCCCGTTCCAAACCAAGAACCATATCAGACAGTTGAGCTATACCCTGACTGCCGCGTAAGTGACTCAGTGATACGTGATGTCCTTCTTCATGTCCACCATTAGGAACACGTTTAAGATGTGTAACAATACCAAGATGAATGTTAAGTTCTTGTACAAGCATTCTTAACTTAGTCATAATTTCGTCAATTGCTTTTCGCTCGTCTCCAGAATTTTCTTGAGAAGAAACGATTATAGAAATATGATCCAGAAAAATGAACTTACAGTCGAGTCCTTTTGCCATAAACCTGACACGAGAAAGAAGACGGTCAATGCCCCAAGACCCGAAATGATCGAATAAAAAGAGCCGTCTGTCCATACTAATAGCGTCAAATGCTTCTTTAAACTCTTGTTGTGTGTACTCACACGTTGGCAAGTGCATAGGTTTGTTAGCATGGATACCAAGAAGAGCAAGACCCGTACGTTTCACGCTTTCTTCTAAAAATAACATTCCTATATTGTAAGTGCTGGAATTTAGAATGTGATAAGCAAGCTCACGTACTGTTGTACTCTTACCTGCACCAGTACCAGCAGCAAAGGTACAAAGTTCTCCTAATCTCATTCCGTAAGTGAGTTTTTGAGTACCAGCCCAAGGATAGTCTACCGACTGAATTTCATCCTTTTCGTTTAATGTGTCCCACAGATCGGTTAAGCACACAATACCTTCAGGAGTATATTGCTTTTTATTGTTAAACCATTCTGAAACAAAATCTTTAGGCTTGTTTTGTTTCAGATATTCACAAGGATCTTTAAAAGCCATTGTTAGAATGTGACATTTTCCGGGCGAAAATAAGTCAGCTACTTCTTGTGAAGCTTTCCGACCCGGATCGTCTGAATCAAAACAGATTACAATATTCTCAAAACTATCCAAAAACTGAAGAGAACGTTTACAGTCTTTTAATGCAGAGGCTGATCCGTTCCGAATAGAAACAACCGGATAGTTTCCCAACATCTGATGAGCAGCCATAGCATCAAGCTCACCTTCACAAACAGTTACATATAA